CTGGGTTATCACCCATAAACTCTTGATATATATCATAATTTTCGATTCTATCAGTATGTTCTTCTGTGTAGGTCTCTTTTTCTGCGGAGCGGTCATTGCTGCTTTGCGGGTGCCCCTTGGGCAACAGGTCTGTATCGTGCTTACCGCTTCGGAACTTGCCGTTGCGTAATACATACAAGAATGAATTGACGCGAGCGTATGCCCACTGTTCAGGGCTTTTTACGGTCGGTCGAACAGATCCCGGATTCGTTTTGTAAGCGCCGACACCCCGTCTAAACACCGCTGATAGAGTTCGTAGGCTAGTTCTTTTAGTTTTGTCATCACCATGCTCCTCGTTGTGGTCATCTACCTTCTTCTGTAGACCCTTTTTTACGGAACCGGACAGTTCAGCCCTTTCACCCTCTTGGTCTGCCGCCTCCACGGACTCCTTAACTCTGCGAGCAAAAGCGAAACCGGGGTCCCCACCCCATAATGCCCATGCAATTCGTCCCGCCGATGGGTAGCCATCCTCGCCAGAGTCGAAACCTTCGGCCTTCTTATCGACTTCATGCCGGGCAAAGAAAGAAAACATCCGCTTAACAGTGTCTATTGATAGCTCTTTGCGGTTCTGGATGTCCCTGGCACGGGCTACACCAATCTTTGTACCGCCACGACCGTGTTCTTTGCGCCAATCCAGGCCACGCTTCGCTTCCTCAACCATGCCGTCAGTCGGGGTGGTTTTTATTTCAACGCCCTTATAAGTAGGCATTAGATGTCCTCCTTGTTAATTAGGAAAGCTCACCAAGATCTATACTATCCACTGTTGTGAGACCCGGTGGTCCTTGCTCGCCCTGCGGCCCCTGAGGGCCGGTGGCACCAGTTGCACCCTGCGGCCCGGTTGCTCCAGTAGCTCCGTCCGCGCCGTCCTGACCCGCTACACCTTGAACTCCCTGTGGCCCTTGAGGACCAGTTGGCCCAGTTGCACCTGTGGCTCCAGTTGGGCCGGTTAGGTCTGACAGTTGTTGAGCGGTGAAGTCCGAGTACACAAAAGCATCGCCCTGTGGGCCTTGTGGCCCAGTGGCTCCGGTTGCACCCTGCGGCCCAGTGTCTCCCTGTGGCCCCTGTGCGCCGTCATTTCCGTCTGCACCTGCTGGCCCCTGAATTCCTTGCGGTCCTTGCGCTCCCTGCGCTCCTGTCGCCCCATCGCTTCCATCGGAACCCGCTGGCCCCTGTGGTCCTGTCGCTCCAGTTGCGCCAGTGGCACCGTCGCTTCCATCTTGTCCATCAGCGCCTGCTGGCCCCTGTGGCCCTGTCGCTCCGGTAGCGCCTGTCGGGCCAGTCAGAGCGTCTAGCTGCGACTGCGTAAAGTCTGAATAAACAAAGGCTGCACCCTGTGGGCCAGTAGCTCCGGTAGCGCCTTGTGGCCCCTGTGCGCCGGTATCGCCCTGCAAACCTTGTGGCCCTTGCGGGCCGGTAAGTGCGGCAAGCTGCGCGGAGGTAAAATCTGAATACACGAAGGCATTGCCTTGTGGGCCTTGTGCGCCTGTCTCACCTTGAGGCCCTTGAGCACCCGTAGCACCATCAGCCCCGTCGTTTCCCGCTGGGCCTTGGGGCCCAGTTTGTCCAGTGGAACCTTGAGGGCCGGTGGCTCCGTCATTTCCATCAGCGCCAGCGGGGCCTTGTATTCCTTGCGGCCCTGTAGCGCCATCGGCCCCATCATTCCCGGCCGGCCCCTGTATACCTTGGGGGCCTTGAGCACCGTCTGCTCCATCATTCCCAGCAGGGCCTTGAATACCTTGAGGGCCAGTGGCTCCATCCGCTCCGTCATTTCCAGCAGGGCCTTGCGGGCCTGTTAATGCTGCCAATTGTGACGCAGTGAAATCCGAATACTGAAAAGCAGCACCAGTTGCACCTGTTGGCCCTGTTGGCCCTTGAGGGCCTTGAGGGCCGGTTGCACCATCGCTTCCGTCAGAACCAGCAATTCCTTGTGGCCCTTGCGCTCCATCTTGACCGGCTGGGCCTTGGGGGCCTGTAGCGCCCGTAGCGCCATCTGATCCGTCTTGTCCTGCTGGCCCTTGGGGGCCGGTTGCGCCGTCCTGCCCGTCCGCTCCTGCTGGGCCTTGAGGCCCTGTTAACGCAGCAAGTTGGGCGCTGGTGAAATCAGAATACTCAAAGGCATCTCCCTTTGGGCCAGTAGGCCCTTGTATTCCCTGCGGGCCTTGTGCGCCGTCAGAACCATCCTGTCCTGCGGGGCCTGTTTCCCCTTGAGGCCCTTGCGGGCCGGTAGCCCCATCCTGACCATCTGCGCCCGCAACCCCTTGTATTCCTTGAGGCCCTTGTGCGCCATCCTGACCATCTGCTCCAGCAGGCCCTTGCGGCCCTGTTGGGCCGGTTAAGGCCGCTAATTGTGAGGAAGTGAAGTCTGCATATACAAACGCATCGCCTTGCGGGCCAGTATCGCCTTGTGGGCCTTGAGGGCCTGTCGCTCCGTCCTGACCGTCTGCTCCGTCTGCCCCAGCGGGGCCAGCGACACCTTGCACACCGGCTGGCCCTTGCAACCCTTGAATACCTTGTGCGCCATCAGCGCCATCCTGACCGGCTGGGCCTTGTATACCCTGCGGTCCTACTGGCCCTTGTATACCTTGCTCACCTTGCGGCCCCTGCTCGCCTTGTGGGCCTTGAACTCCATCCCCACTTCCGCTCCCACTGCCACCACCCCCGAAATACTGGTTGGTCTGGGTGAAGCGTATCCAACTCCCGTATTCACCGGGGCGTTTCTCAAAGGCTATAGCTCCATTCTGGATTCGATGTTGAGGTATGCGTCCCGGTCTTCCGTCTTTTCCGTTCTTGCCGTCGCGTCCAGGAGGACCAATCGGTCCAGAAGGGCCTTCTGGTCCTCGCGGCCCCTGCTCACCAGCTTTGCCGGGAGTGCCGGGAACACCTTGGGGGCCAGCCTCGCCCCTATCTCCCTTGTCACCTTTGCTGCCCTTAGGGCCGCGGTCGCCCTTTTCTCCTTGGTCTCCCTTTTCCCCTTTCTCTCCCTGCTCCCCAGGCGCTCCCTGATCTCCTTTCTGCGCCTCAACGGTCGAAACCAGACCCCCAAGCTCAGATAGGCGCTTTCGATAGTCTTCCTCTAGCTCTTTTATCCTTGAAAGAAAAAGAGCTGTTGCCTGCGATGGCTTCATCAACTGTCGCCTTTGAGCGCCTGAATTAGCGCCCTGTTCAACTCCTCTTCAGAGCGTGCTTCGTCTTCTGAGGTTTCCGTTTCGCCCGTCTCGGGGGCCACGGGAATGAACTGCGCGGCATAAGGCTCCAAAGCGTATTTAACGCCAAATTGCTCCATCAGTGACTTGTCACGCTGTATTTGCGACAACAATTCTTCAACGTCCTTGCCATAGTTAGCCGCAACATCTTGTAAGCTCAAAATACCGCTCTTTAAGCCTAGAACAGCCGCCGTCATCTCTTTTTGTGGGTCAACCCACTGCCACGCTCGACCTCTAAACTCACTTCGAGACGCAAAACGGTCGTATTCACGCAGCGGGACGATAATTGCGCCCATTTCCATTGTTGAGTTGAGCCATTGCTCGTAAACCTTGCGTACAAAGGCGTCCAGGATAAAAGTCTGCATGTTTTTATATGCATCACGCTCTTCTAGAGCACCTTGCCGGATGCTGGAGTAGCTAGTTGACTCCAAATCGTTGCTAATAGAGGTATAACTGATGCCCAAACCACTAGCGATGCCCTTCAGGCATGCTTTGTGGAAGCTATCGAACTCGTTTGACGGGTATTGCGGGTCAAATGACGTGAATTCAACGCCCTGGGGCAACTGATGGAACGTCCCTGGCTCCGCTTCCATGATAGGGACTGCGTCATCTAGGTCATCAGCGACAAATCCGTCACCAGACGGACTAGTAAAGAAGCCCATCTTGCTTGCTCCAACGCGAGCATTGACCACCGCAGCCTCTCGTAGAGCGTGCAACTGCTTCATTGTAGCCATTGCCGGCGCAAACCACGTTTCACCCCTGGTCTGACCAGCGCGAAGCGGCATATAAACGTGGACCATCTCTTTGGCGGTAACTCGGATATGCTTTGGAGAGTGACTCATGGTAGTGAAGTCGTAGTCCCCAGGGTGATATGACAAAAGGTGATAAGCGATAGGCTTCTTAAATCCGTCTAGCTCTACCCCCATTCTTATCTCGTTGCCGTTAGGAAGGCGCTTAGATAGCTCTTCATCGACGCGGTCAGGCTCTATTATCTCCAGCGATATAGAGTCCTGGAAGGTTGCGTTGCGGTGAATACGAACAAACGCTTCACCGTCTCGCGCGCAGGACTCAATGATAAGCTTCTGAACCTCTAGCCAGGAAAGCCGACCATCGACCGTGCAGTTCCCTGAACGGCCCCACATACGCCATCGGTCTTCTACCGCCTGGTTACCGCTCTCATCCAGCTTGCCATCGCTAGTCATAGCCTTGACCTGGAGTGTGAACCCCCGGTCTCCTACGACGTTATTCTTTAGAAGGGTCAGGTATCGTTTTGCGTACTCATTATTGCGAGCAAGATCCCTAGCACGACTGCGTAGTCTACGGATTGCAGGATAAAGCTCGCTATCAGCACTTCGCTCAGATGACTTAAAATCATCGAACAGTCTCCCAGTGTTCGCTCCAGCGTATGACCTGGCCTGCGGCGGAAATCCTCTCATCCGTTTGACCGGAGTTTCTTGCTTGGCTTTGAATACGTCAAAGATGCCCATCAAAACCTCACTTTGATTGTTTCATTGCCTTTCTTGCCACGCTTGATGCGTTCTTTATTGGTGTGCTCGGCAACTTCTCGTCGGTAGTAGTCTCTGGCCTCTGTCAGTTCTGTAAAGGACAGCTTTGTCAGGCTTCTACCGGCAATGGAATAGCTGGCTACATCATCATCCGCCTTACCAGACAGAAGTGACTCAATCTTGCCGACCATAATTTCAGCGTGTATGCGCGGGTCCGCTTGATTGTCATCCAAATCGACCAGGATGTTGAAATCGCCGGTCGCTATGACAACCCTGTTACTACTGGATGTTTGTGTAATTTCTAGCTGCCAATGGTAGAGGCCAGCCGTGATTGATTCGCTGGTATCAGAGTTTATGGTGAACAGGTAGCCGTCAGATATCTCAGTGGCGCTAACGGTGAACTCAGCACTGCCGCCTTGGTGCAACCGGGCAACGTATTGAGCAGAGTATTCAGCGGTAGGATAGTCGGAAACGAAGTCAGTACGCTTCCATTGCACAAAGTCCCCAACAGTGAACTGTTCCGGCTCTGTCGTGGGAGCATTTGCGGGGTCGAATAGATTAGTCATTAATTACCGCCATGAATTTGCAAACCCCTTACGAGTTGGTGGCACAAAAGACCTTCTGGTAGGTCGCTTTGATACTTCAGGTTCAGCGGCCTTAGTTTTCTCTTCGGCAATGGCTTGCGCTTTCTCTGCAAAGGCATTGACGTTGATTCCAATGATTGCATACGCGGCGTATGCATAGACCATACAGTCCAGCGCCTCATTCCTAGCGCGAATCTTCTCAAACACGCGCTTTTTATAACCTTTGTGGTAGCGAGTCACCACTTTTTCTGCGGTCAACTGCCTGAAATACTCCTCGTTCAGGTGATCTGCAAAGTGTATGTATCCAGCACCTTGCTCTTGTATCCGCATTCTGGCGAACAACAAGTCTTTTACCGTATCCACTCCAATGCCAAATAAAGGGCACTTAACGACGTTATTCTTACTTGGTCTTCCCGCTATAGGCTTACCTTCGCCTCCTAAGCCCTTGATTGCAAACACTTTTCTGCCAGCGTTCTTCTTGCAATATGTGTACACGGAATTGGTGAAGTGACCACCTGAGTCAACGCATGCCGCGCGAATGGCAACCTGCCTGCCGCTTTCAGTTTCGTATTGTTTGAACAACTGAGAATCCAGGGCGCTCCAAAGCTGCGGGGTAGATGGGTCGCCATACAAAGTGATGTGGTCTATCACCCAGCTTTCATCGTCTCGACCAATGCCCAGTATGGTTATCTCAAGACGGTTGTCCTGAACGTCCACGCCGGCAACTAGAATCATTGCGTCATCAGGGACCGCCGGCATAGGTTCTCGTCTCTCTGCCAACATGTAGTCATCTACAGTCTCGCCAGCATCAGCCCAGGTTTGTCCCAGGTAGGTGTTCGTCCACACGCGCAATTGTTCCGGGCTTTTCTTTACCTTCAAAAAGTCTTTCAC